TTTGGGCTTTGCTCTTAAAGGGTATGGATCACCTCCTGGTTTGTCTGAGATACCATCCAACGCAAGCCCGGCCGATAGCCCGGCCAATCCGGGCCCGGTTGGCTTTGTCCAGTAGCCAGGTCCGATCGTCGATGTTAGACAGATATCCACACTCGACGATAATGCCAGCAGTGCTAGCTAATTCCAGCAATGCCAGCCGTTTGCCCTGGTAACTCGCCGGGTCGTCTCCGCGCGCAGCCCAGCGGGTCCCGTCGCGATACATCCACAGCCCGCCATGATTGAGCGCTGGGACAATCGGCGTGAGCTCTGCTACGATATCCCTTGCCAGATCATACGCCGCAGGGTTATCGCCGCTAGACAGCACGTAAGCCCCCCTGGCTGCCGGGTTTTCTGGCAGGTTATCGCAATGCGGCTCGATTAAGCAAAGCGGCTTTGTCTCCCTGGCCAGCTTTATTCGTCCTTCCAGGTCGCCGCTCCAGGCCTCGGCGGGGATGCCCGCGATAGACACTTCGAGCAGCGCTGTAGCCTGCACAATCTGCGAGAGAGACCACTCATTCTCGTCGGCTATTGCAGCACCAACATTCTTTCTGTCGTGAGCTCTTGCTATAACCAGCATCGTTGTGATCCTAACATGTTTTTAGGCTCAACGCAAGCCTAATTTCTTCGCAAACGTAGCTGCAACGCCCGGCTCCAGACCGGCGAGCGAGAACACAATCTCCCGGTCTAACTCAAACTTTCTGCTACACAACCAAGCAGCGGCCTGTTCTGGATTTACACGTATGGTGCGGCCGAAGCTGGGAGGCGCGGTGATATCACGAATCACTGATACAATGACTTCAAGCCACAATGCTTTCTCCGGGCAATTCTCGTCAAACGCCTGGTTCTGGCACGCTTCCAGGTATGATATTATTCCAGCACGGTCTCTGTTGATATATTTTGGGTAGCGTCGGATCAACTTCTTATTTCGAGGTTTGTATCCCATTCGCACTTCCTGGCAATTGGTTCCAAGAGCTCTTCAATTTTGCCAAACAACATCATTGCGTCGTTTAGTTTCAATCGATTCTGCTCGACCAGTTCTGCAATCAACTTACGCAGCTCAATTACTTTTTCGGAAAGCTCTTGCATAGCACACTACTTTCTTAACACGCTACGACATCCACAACAATCAATGGGCCGGCAGTGCCACACGCCGGTTCCCACCACTCCTCAAACTCTCTCGCGCGCGCCGCCGCCTCGTTGATACCCAGTCTTGTCTCAACAACTGCGCGTAGCTTGTTGTCTTTTATTTTTAGCACCACACGCGCGCCACCAAACCGGCGTTCGGCCTGGTCGTTCAGTTCTGCCACAATCGTATGCAAAGAACGCGCAAAGATGAAACCAAGAACTTCTTTCGGATTGTGAATTACTAACACGGCACAACCTCCTTATGCCAGGAAAAAGATGCTTCGTCTAACAACAGCCTGGCTACAAACTCTGCATCCACGAACCCACGGACCGGGTAGCCAAATTTTTGCGGCGGGAAACACCGGATACAACGCCATTGCCCATTGTCAGGAGACCACCAAAGCTGGCTTAAACACGTCGGGCAGGGCAGGCATGGATACCACACTAACGGAAAACCAACGTCGTCTTTACACTGTAAAAGCTCTACAACACGCTTTTCATGCTTACGTATAAAGCGACGTAATTCGGCATCTTTGGTGTCAGTGATTACGCGCCCATTACTGATGCCGATGTCGGCACCTTCCGTAGCTAGTATTGTAAAACACGCGGCCAGGCACACTCCGTCGTAATCAGTAAGAATAGTATCGTCTTTCATCTAACACAATGACTCCTTCTCTAGCACGGGAAGCCGCAGTGTAGGCGACCCGGTGTTCTGAATCAGGCAGGCGCCACAGACCTTTCAGTTGTTTCGGTATCGGGTGGTCAACAATAACATAGTCGGCCTCCCGTCCTTTGGCTGTGTGGATCGTGCTGATTTTCCATCTTGGTCTTTCTAGTGCCCAATCCTTTACCACAGTCTTTAATTGCGCAAGCTTATTCTGGTCAAACTTGACTAGCAATCCCCACGGGTCTCTGGCAGCCTGCTCAAAAAGTGGGCTCAGGTCAATCGGGCGCCCTTCCGCTATATCTGTTTTTATTCCCCAGGGCGCGAGCGGATGCTTGGCAGGAATAAAAGAAAACAAAGCTACTAAATTATTTCGCGGCGGTGCTTTACCACTACACAAATCTTTGATTGCTGACAAAGCCGAAGCCAGATAGGAGTCTGACCACACCGAGCCGTAGGTGCCCTCGCGGCTCTCTGCTTCCCACGGGATATTGCATTTTTCGAGCAACTCTGCCCAAGCCGATATCAGATTGTTTGTACGTGTCAGCACCCGGACATTTTTGTGGGCCAACTTTTTTATCAGGTAACCGCGGTCGCTAACGCAAAACCGGTCAACTGAGCCGCCTTCTTTCACAGCAATAAATTGTTTTGGAACGCGCGTAGAGATACGACGCGCAATTTGCATACACAGAGAAAGGATTTGACTCGGTAACCGGTAGCTCTGCTTTAACACTGTGCATCCGAACTTGTTGGCTTTACGAATCAGCCAGCTCGGGTCGGCCCCGGACCATTCATACACAGCCTGGTCATCATCCCCGGCGATAATTAGCTTATCGAGCTTCTCGGCCCACATGTCCACAACAGCTCCCTGGAGCGCAGACAAATCCTGGGCTTCGTCAACAAGCAGCACTTTTGCAGGCAAGTAAAGTCTTTCTTCCAGCACCATCTTCAGCAGGTCGTTAAAATACACCAGCCCATTGCGGCGCTTGAATTCTTCTAACATGGTGTTGATTCGATTTATGTAATGCATCCCAAACTGTGGGTAATAGGGTAATTTTCCTGTTTTTCCCTCTGGCCACTCACCGACTTCTTCGCCGTGGGATTGAATAAAAAAAATGCAGGCTAGCGCTTTTTCGTCGTCACTGGATGGTTCGCTTGTGCCTAGAATAAAATTTTTTCTAATCACTAGATTGTATTCATTGGCAAACTGCTCCCAACGCTCAACATTCATGAAATAACCGCGGGAAAGACCTAGCAGACGAAAACACAGGCTGTGTATGGTTCCAAACACAAGGCGCTTGGAGGATAACGAAGACGCCCGCTCGGCCACCTCGCCTGCTGCGGCGCGCGTAAACGAACACACTGCTATCTCTTCTGGTGAATAGGTTGATAGTAGCACCTGCATTTCGTTTATAAGCGTAGTTGTTTTTCCAGTCCCGGGCGGCCCGATGATTATTTTTGTCTCCATTCTTTTCTTTCCTACACATCAAACTCATGGTCTTTTTCGAACGGCTTATCAAGACCGGGCCGGCGAAGCTTGTCAAACGGAATATACATAAGTCTCACTTGCATCTTCACCCCCTCGTCCCAAACACGCCCACAGCGAGCGCCACACTTTCTCAACAATCTTGACAGCTCGATACGCGAAAGTTTATACCCGTGCAGTTCCATATAATCCGCGATGGCATTGAAGTGAAAGTATGCGTAGGATTCTTTAATATATAAATGCAATGCAGTTGTGCTTAAAAAATCCAGATCTTCTACTACCTTAGCTGAGCGAAGCCCAATCATTATCCTCTCTTTCGCTGCTTCCTCCGTCAATGCCTGCGGGCCTAGGTCAACAACTTCCGCCGTAGCCAGAACACTATTGACAAAACTATCCCAAACGCGGGATTTTGCATGTTTCCATGTAGGTGTTTGGAAGAATTTGTTTTCCCACACTGTTGCGAATCTCCTAGGCGATGTGAAAATGCTCACCGGACAGCAGAGCACACAGTTATTGATTTTCAGTTCTACGAGCGCCGGGTCACCTTTGAATATTTTTGCTGATTCAAAGTTCAAATTGATCTTTTCTTCAGACTTTCCACCAGCCGGATACCGGCAAACGCTTTTCGCGATGGTTTGTAGTTCTTTGAAGGCAAGTGGTGGGTCGCAGCGATTGTTGTTGAATAACAACAGGTGTTGGATAATCGCGTTCTCGCCGTAACCGAGCCGGCGCAGCTTGCCAGCGAAAGATGTAAGCCGATTGTTGCGCTCGCCTTCGAGGATTTTTTCGCCGAATTCTTCGTCCAGCACAGCCTCCAGTTTGTCACCGGCGGCTGCCTCAGATTTTCGCACACCATTGGTTGCGATTTCTCTAATTACATCCGGAACAGGGAGCACTAATGCAGTTTCCAACTCCTGTTTCCAGATGTAAGTCATGCCGCTTGGGTGCAATGACGGCGGCGCAACTACATACCCACCGGTGCATCGAATATCGATCCCCTTCACTCCAGCAAAGGACGTGCAAGACTTAAACTCGTTTTCTTTGCATTTAAAATATATGTGCTCCCCCTTGCTGGTTTTCGCACGAAGCGTTACCAATGTAGCAAGCTCAGGCATGATTTTGTAAAGCTCTTTTGCAGCATCAGCGCTGTCAATATCTATTACGAACAACCCGGACATTCCGGTTGCAAGGCCGATGTTTGCCTCGGGCCACTTCACCCACCATTCCTTTATCCGCGTGGGGTCTGTGGTAGCATTTTTGAAGCCACCAGGAAGTATAGGCGTCTTCCCTTTCGGAAGCAGCGGAAAAACCATCCAGCCCTTCTTCGCAAGAGAGAGTGCGTGTTCTAAAAAACTCATCGTCGCCTCTTCTTAAAAAACGCCGCGCCGCCAGCCAGAGCGCGGCTTACTTTGGGCTGCGGGTGAGCCGAATACGGGCGAGCAGCTGGCTGCCGCAGACCAAATATTTATTACGTCATTCAACCAGCTCACATTAACAATACTACTTCAAATCAGAGACGATGTCAAGTAGTTTTGACTCGTTAATTCTGCGCAGCTTTCTCCGGCCACGCACATACAGCAAGATGTCGAGCACAACATCGGAACTGAGCGGTGGGTGGCAGACGTCGCGATTGGTTTGGGCCAGGTAGTGTAAAACTTCGTTGTGCTTCAGACCGAAATCCAGCAGCTTGGTGGCAAGCAAAACAAGCAGTTTTGCTCTCCTTTGCCCTGTGGCTACCATCTTCGCTCCTTCTCAAAAAAAGCCACCCTGCCGGCCAGAGGGTGGCCGAACACCCCGCAACCCAGGAGTGCGAGAGACGCGGTTTGTTGGCCGGCGAGCTGCGGGGCTATTTCTGTTGTCGATTTGCATACTCGCAACTCCTGGTCTATAACGTATGCAACAGATATGCCAGCTCCTGTTGTTTGTAACTCTTTGTAAACATTAGTCTTTTTTGTTAGATATATCTAACAAGTGTGGCATTTTTGCCATTCCTGTTTTTTGAAGTCTTTATTTTTCAAATAGTTGAGTTGTGGTAAAAAATACCATACCGTTTTTGGTTGCCTTTATTTTTCAAACAATTAGGGTATGGTAAAATTACCACACCATTGATCTTTGCTGCTCAATATCAGAAAAAAGTCTTTATTTTTCGCATTGCTGGCACTGCTGCTTAGCTGGCGTTGCTGGCATTGACAGCTTGTGGCCAGGGAGCCAGGCGGCATGGCTACAATGCCCGCCAAAAGCCATCCCGTGGCCCAGGACGCTTTTGGAGCTGCTGGGGGTATGGGAGGGATATGGGTCAGGCCAGCAAAGAGGCCATAAAGCCACGGCTGACACTGGTACATTGCCATAAGCTAGCTTACTGGGTGGGGTAAAAAATACCCACCTTTTGTGGCCACGAGTGGTTTTTTGTAGACACGAGTAGACACGAACTAAAACACCTAAAAACAGCTATAACCCGTTGATTCGATTATGAAAATTAAAAAAAACAGGAATCTCTATATAGAGAAGAAAGTTCGTGTCTACAAAAAGTTATATAAATACTTGAAATATAAAAATATGTGGAAAACTTTGTAGACACGAACTTGAGGGTAAAAAAAGTTCGTGTCTACAAGGTTTTCTTTTATGAATCAATAAGTTATTTGAGTTTGTAGACACGAACTTGAGACAAAACACATATAGTCGTAAGTGGTAACTCTTTTGTGAAAAAAAAATTTGTTAAAGTTCGTGTCTACAAAGCATAAAAAGTGAATTAACTATTTGATTTTACTAAAAAAAGTTGTAGACACGAACTTTTTAAAGACACCAAGTTCGTGTCTACAAAAAAAACGTGATCCCTTATAAATCAAGGAGTTAAGCCTTTTGATTTCATATAGTCTGTTTTATTTTTTGTAAGTTCGTGTCTACAAAAAAAAACGTGATCCCTTATAAATCAAGGAGTTAAGTTTTTTGATTTCATATAGTCTGTTTTATTTTTTGTAAGTTCGTGTCTACAAAAATTTGCTAAGAATGACGCGGGTCCCCATTCCCCGGGGATGGGTGGTCTTCACGACAAAAAACAGATTTCTCCTGGGAAAGCCCTATATAGAAATTCCCCTTGTCTGTAACCCTTTGTAAACATTAGTCTTTTTTTTTGTTAGACGTGTCTAACATGTGTGGTACTTTGCCATTCCTGTTTTTTTGAAGTCTTTATTTTTCAAATAGTTGAGCTGTGGTAAAAAATACCATGCTTGCCTGGCTGCGCTTCAAATTTGTCTTGACTTGGTGGTCGGTTTGTGTATACTTGAGCCAATGGCTGAGCTCCCCCGTGGCAAGAAACCAACAGTAAGCTTTAGCAAAGATATTCTCGCCATCGATCCGGGAAGCAAGCGCAGTGCTTATGTTATAGTGCAGCAATGCGGCCAAGTGGTTGGTGAAATCCTGGACAACTTTGAATTGATTGGTAGATTGAGGGAGCTGCCGCTTCGGTCGCTTGTTCCTGTAATAGAAATGGTTAGCTGTTACGGCCTACCTGTAGGCAAAGATGTTTTCACCACCGTGCTGTGGATTGGCCGGTTCTGCCAGACAATTGAAGATGTGATTGGCAACAACAAAGTTACGCTACTTCCGAGGCAGAGAGCAAAACAGGTGTTCTACCTTGGCTGTAACTCCAATGATAGTATGATCCGATATGCTATTATCAAGCTTTACGGTGGAAAAGAAAACGCGCTTGGTAACAAAGCAGCCCCTGGACCATTGTATCACATCCATTATGATTTGTGGCAAGCGCTGGCGTTAGCTATTGCGTTTGATAAACTGTTCTTGACAGCGGCCAAAGAATCTGGTAACATGAGAACATGCAAGAAGAAAAACCAAAGAAACATGTTGTAAATCCTCATCTTAAACGCACGCCAGAGAGACTCGAAAAAATCCTTGCTGCTGTCCGGCAAGGCGTCACACTTACCACTGCCGCCAAGCTGGCAGGAATGCACGTGGGCACGTTGGGAGAGTGGCGTAGGTCTGACCCCGCCGTTGATGCAGAAGTTAAAAAAGCCGTTGCGGAAAGCGAACTTGCGCTGGTTCAGACCGTTCAAACGGCCGCACAAAAACAGTGGCAGGCGGCTGCCTGGTTACTCGAACGCCGTTGGCCCGAGCGCTGGGCGCGCCGTGATCTTGTTATCGACGTCTCGAAAATGAGAAATAAATTTGATTTGTCGGCTCTCTCAACTGATGAACTAGAGGGACTGATTAGTGCGCTTGAAAAAGCACACTGTGCCGAACGGGAAGGTGAACATCCTTCGCATAAACTCCAGTGATTTGTTACCACTTCTCTATTCGGCGCGGCACAAACTTTACAGCGAATCATTTACGAAGTTCCTTCGCGCAGCGTTTGCTGTGCTTGAACCCTCTACGCCGTATCTGCATAATTGGCACATCGATTTGATCTGCGAGTATCTACAGCTTGTGCCTGCAAGCTATCGTCGATTAATTATTAACATACCGCCGCGGTATATGAAGTCAATGATCGTTTCGGTCCTATGGCCATGCTGGCTTTGGCTCAAAGAACCAACGCTGAAATTTCTGTTTTGCTCCTATTCCGCCAGTTTGTCGATGAAGCATAGCAACGACCGCGCGCGGCTGCTTGAGAGTGAGTGGTATCAAGCGCTTGTGAGCTGGAAAATGTCCGACAAGCAGAACACCCGCGATTACCGTGTAAATACAGCCAACGGCGCAATGTATACCACTTCTGTCGGCGGCAGCGCGACGGGCAAGGGCGGTGATATCATCATCCTCGACGACCCTATGGACCCCGCGCGGGCGCTGTCAGACGCCGAGCGTAACTCGACAAACCAGTGGATCGACCTGACTATCTCCACCCGACTGGATCAGCCGCAAAAGGGTGCGATTGTGCTAATCATGCAACGCCTGCACCAGGACGACACCACCGGGCATCTACTGGCTCGCGGTGGGTGGCACCACCTATGCCTGCCTTGCCCAGCGCAACAGGACACCGAAATTACGTTCCCGGTGTCGGGCCGGAAACTGCTCTATCGCCAAGGCGCGCCCCTCTGGCCAGAGCGGGAAGACGCCGCACAGCTAGAGCGGCAACGAGTAGCTCTTGGCAGCTGGGGCTACGCGGGGCAATACCTGCAATCGCCGGCGCCGCTACAGGGCGGCATTGTGCGCAGGGAATGGTTGCGGTTCTGGAGCAATGCAGATTTGCCGCACTGCGCTCGCATAGTGCAGAGCTGGGACCTGACGTTCAAGTCCGAGGCTTCTTCTTACGTCTGCGGCCAGGTGTGGGGCGTGGATGGGCCGAATCGGTATCTGCTTGACCTCTATCGCGAGCGGGTTGGCTTTACCGAGGCTGTAGCGGCTATCCGCCGGATGCGCGAAAAATGGCCTGCTACCTCTGCGATTGTGATTGAGGATAAGGCGAACGGGCCGGCGGTCATAGAAACTCTGCGGCGCGATATCCCTGGCGTCATTGCTTACAAGCCCGAGGGGAGTAAAATAGAGCGCTTGTCTGTTGTGGCTCCGCAGATAGAGGCCGGCAATGTATATCTGCCCGCCGACGCCCCCTGGCGAGAAACGGCCCTGGCTGAGCTCTGTAATTTCCCCAGCTCGCCAAACGATGACATTGTTGACGCGCTGTCGATGGCGCTGCGATATCTCCGCAACGAGGCAGAGCGTTACGTTGAGCCGCCAAAGATTGGGACTCCCGAATACTGGGAACAGGAGGCAGCGCGGATGCGGGCCGCGCGGATTGCAAGGGTGAGGAATGAAACTCGGCGAATTATCTGAAAATGACAGATTGTATTTGCACTATACCTGGCTTACTAGCCTGCGTAAAACCTACGCTTGTCTCCCAGACCCGGTATATCGCGATACTATCTCGTCCGCCATCTGGGCTAACCTGGAGCGCTCCGAGCTGGCAGTGCACCATGCAGAAAATGGCCTCATCATTGGCTGGGCAGCCGTCGAAGAGCCAGACATATTGCATTATGTTTTCGTGAAGTCGCTCTATCGCCAGATGGGTGTTGCAAAAAACTTGCTTGCAAAGTGGCACATTTCATGTTATACGTGTTATACTGAGTGGTGGCCCCCAGTGGCCACGAAGCTAGCTCCCGGCGCAACCTATGCGCCCTGGAAATTCAGGAGGTGAACATGCCCCCGAGAAAGCGAATCGATCTTAACCCGCCGCCCACTATGCCCGAGCCGCCTGTTGAGCCTGCGCCAAAAGCAGGGAGCGCTCCGCAAAAATGGACAGTGCGGTTTAGCGAGGAAGCATACGTCGCTATTGGCAGAAGGGCCGTAACCGTTTCCGACCTCACAGTTAGTGATGGCGTGTTGAAACTGTCAATCGACGGCAAAGAGTATCTCGTCTCTCTCGCCGCCGTGCTCTTTATCCGGAGGGAATAATGGGATACTGGTGGCAGACAGGTAATCCCGGCGACTTAACAAAAACCGTCAAGGCGCTGATTGATACTCGCAAAGACATCATCAACACCTGGCAGCGGGCCGAGAAGCATTATTTCTCGGTTCAATCGCTCCCGGGCGTGCTGAGGGAGAATGTGGCCAAGCAGGCAATCGACGCCCTTACCGCTAAAATCGGTAGCGACTCTCCAAGGCCAATTGTTGTAACAACCGATGGCTCGTTTGAAGCAGTCAAACAGGCATCTGCGCAGACGCTGGCACTGGAAGCTATTATGCACAACACGCGAACATATAGTCAGGCGAGGTTGATTTTCCGCGATGCCTGCATTTTCGGCACGGGGGCAGCGAAAGTATTTATTGACCTGCCCCGCCGCGATATAGGCATTGTCCGCGTCAGGCCATACGAACTGCTGCTCGATAATGTAGAGGCGCGAGACGACCAGCCCCAGCAAGTCATACACGCCCGTGTATGCAGCAAGATCGAGCTTTCCCGAATCTACCGCAAGAAAGAGCAACAGGCCGTAATTGTCAAGTCCAGGTTATCTGATCCCCATAGCCTTGCCAGCTATGCTAACGTATCAGAACCCGTAACTGTATATGATGCCTATTACGCAGCCAGCGCTGATGGTGAAAAAGACGGCTATCATCTCGTCTGCACCTCAGCCGGTGTCCTGGCCGAAGAACCCTGGCATTCGATTCGGTTGCCGTTTGCTTTCTATCGCTGGAAGCGCCCAACTGAAGGTTTCTGGGGCCGCTCGGCCTACGAAGACGTTGCAGAGCTCCAGAATTATCTTGATACTCTCGACGAGAGGATAGCACAGATGCTGGCCGCTTGTGCTACACGATTTTTCGTGGACCGCTCGACGAAAGTCACAATCGAAGACCTGAACCCCGACACCACCAACGGTTATCCGGTTGTAAGTTACAACGGCACGCCGCCACAAGCTATCCCCGATCCTGGCCCTCCGGCCGCGCTGCTACAGGAGCGTGCGAATATTAAGCAGGCGATTTTCAACGCTCTCGGCATTTCTCAGCTTTTTGCCCTGGCTCTCAAGCCCGCCGGACTGAGCAGCGGTGAGGCTTTGCGGGCCTACAGGGACACCGAAAACGAGCGCTTCCGGGACATCATGCAGGATTGGGAACAATTTTTCATCGACCTAGCAGTCCGCATATTGGACATGTTGGAGCCGCTGCGAGAGGTGATAGGAGACCGCGAATATACTCTGCCGAGAGCAGAGGGGCTGAAAACAATCACACTGTCGCAGCTACAGCTACATCGACAGAAATATATCGTGCAGATTCGCGCCGCGGCTTTGCTTCCGAGAGAGCCTGCTGGTCGCTTACAGACCATCCAGGAATTGGCGTCGATGTTCCCGGCCGCATCGCAGCTGCTCGCAACTAAACTTGATAACCCTGATGTCGATGGGGTTATGAGAGTCCTGGCCGCCCCGGTCATGGCTGTCATGGCCGACATCGAGCAGCTCAACGAAGGCAAGCAAGTGAGCCCAGAGCCATACATTCCGCACGAAGCAGCTAAGGCGCTGGTATTGTCTAACTATCTGGCCGCCCGAAATAACGGGGCCAGCGACGAAGTGCTGGAAGCCTATCGTAGCTATCTACAGGAGCTTGTTATCGCTGAGCAGACAGCCGCGCAGGCTGCTGCGCAGCAATCACAGCTTGCCCAATTAGCTGCGGCAATGCCGCAAGGAGGAGAGAATGCCTGATACCGTAGCAAAAACCGCCGAACAGGTGACACCGTCGCAATCAGCAAGTCAACAACCTGCCGCTACACCAACAGAAGACTTGCAGAAAAAGATGCTTGATAGCATCGCCCAGGCCGAAGCCAGAGCTCTAACCGCACAGCAAGAGGCGAAGCGCTATCAGGTCCAGCTTGACCAGCTCACCAAACAGCTTGAATCCTGGAAAGCCGACCCAACACAAGCGCTGAAAGCTCTGAACATTGATATGGACAAACTCTACGACATCATCGTCTCAAAGCCGCAGCAGAGCGACCCGAACAGGATCGAACGAGAACTTGAAAGCATTAAAGCAAAGCTCGAAGAACAGGAACGCAACGCAGCCAGGCAGGCCAAGCTGCGTAGCCTGGCCGAGACTGTCCAGCAACTAATCGAAAGCAAACCTGATTATCACCCCGTCAAAAAAGTGCTCGATTTTGAGACCGAACTGTATGGCCAGAAACCCGATATGTCCCAGGTCATCGCTGCTTATCTGCGCGATGATACCCCCCTTGACCCCGAGCAACTGGCTAAAATCTTGGCGCAACGGGCCAACGATGTGATGGGTAAAATTAAACAGAGCCAGATTCTCAAGGAGCTTCTGGGAGTACAGCAAACAGCGAAGCAGCAATCCCAGCAATCGCAGCCGGCGCAGCAGCAACGCAGCGTTGCAGCAACGCCAGATGCAGCCGGCCAGCGAACTGGCCCAGAGGGCAAAAACCCCGCAGTAATGAGCCGGGGCGAATGGCTGGAGTATGCGCTCGGCAAGATGCGTAAATCTTGACATCACGGCGCAAGTCGTGTTACTCTTGTTGTAGACCGTAGCACTGCCTACCGTTAGGCACTCCTGAATCCTCCGTAAGCTGAGCGCCGATAAGCTCGAAGGAAAAACGGGTTTTTCGGTTCGCACAACGCTAATGCGCCTTTGGCGCAAGGAGGATTGTTATGTTAGATTGGAGTGCTACTGATGCATTACTAAAAGAGCGATATTCGTTTGATGCCGTGGCCCGGCTGGGCTGGCGTAAATTTCCCTTATTCATGTTGCTAAAGAAAGACTTCAACGCCGGAGGCTACGGCGACAAGGTACCTGTCGAAGTAACCGTCAACCCCGCCCGGTCTGTCACTTTCTCATCGGCGCAGTCTATCGCCAGCGCTGGCGTTACCGTCCGCAGAGCCTTTGAGGTTACCTGTTCTCAGGAATACGGTATCGCGCAGATTAGCGGAAAGATGGTCAAGGCCACTCGGAACAACGAATTGGCCTTCTTGCAGGCAATCGAGGCCGAGCTCGACAGCACTATGGACGCGGTCCTGCGGGCTGCCGAGATCAAATTGTTCCGCGACGGCTATGGCTTGCTCTGCCAGATCGCCAGCGTTTCTAGTGGTGTGATCACCCTTACCAACAAAGAGGATGCACATCTGTTTGAAGTTGGGCAGATGATTGGTGCGACTACTGCATACAACGCCGCAGCTCGTAGCGGCAGTGGCACCATTACCGCTGTAGACCGCGACGCCGGAACGATTACCTACAGCGGCACTATTACCGGTATTGCCGCCAACGATTATCTCTTCTTCCTGGGTGATTTCACGACCTCGTCCAGGGTAAACATCTGCGGCCTCCAGGCATGGTGTCCTGCTTCTGCGCCTACTTCGGGCGACAGCTTCTTCGGCGTGGACCGCAGTATTGACCCGCAGCGGCTGGCCGGAACTCGTTACGATGCGACCGCGAACAGCGAGAACATCGATGAAGCGCTGGTCAATGCCCAGAGCGCCGGAGCCGCCAACGGTGCGATGCCCCGCTACTGCTTCTTGAACCCAAAGTGGTATCGCCGGCTTGTCAATCTCTTGGGCAGCAAGAAGGAATTCGAGTTCCTTCCCGCCCAGGGCCTGAATGGACCTCTAGGCGACATCGGCTTCCAGTCCATCAAAATCTACGGCGATGTATCGGTCATCAACGTGCTGCCGCACCCCTGGTGCCCGCCCAACTATGGCTTTATGCTCGACCCCGACCAGGCGCGCGTAATCGCTTACGGCGAGTTCCCCGCGGTGCTGGCTGACGACAACAACCGTATTCTGCGCGTCTACAATGCCGATGCCTACGAAGTGCGGCTCGGAGGTTATCCGCAATTTGTAACCCAGCGGCCTGACAGCATTGTGTCCATTAAGCTCGCCTAATAGGAGATGCGGAAATGGCTAACTTCGCTAAATTCCATTCATGGGCGCCCGGGCCGGGCATTGTGTTGCTGTCGGCCCGGTTTTGGCCCAACGGAACGAGCGCACCTACGGGCCTAAAGGGAAAACATGTAGTATCGGTATCGCGCACCGGTACCGGAACGTTTCGTGTTGTCTTCGAGGGCCTCTTCAACGATATCCTGGGAATAGTCGCAACGCCGAGTTTTGCAGCGGCGACTGATAACTTTCTCCAGGTTGTTGGTTGGGGCACCTCAGGCGGCAACACTTACGTCGATGTTGCCAACTGGGATGTAAGCGCGGCCGCTGTGGCTGACATCGCCGCGAACGCGCTTAACAGCATCTCGGTGCTTGTGCTGGCGAAAGATACGTCGGTCTAACCCAGCATGGGAGGGGTGGACCGCAAATCCGCCCCTCCCACGCTCTCCTTGGAGGGCTGAATGGCGACCCTCGCAGACCTGAAAAATAGAGCGCTGGCGCTCGCAGACCTCCAGACAACCGGTGGGGATAGTTATCTGAGTTCGGATGAACAGAACCAGCAGGTCAACCTTGCACTTGAAGAGCTCGAAGCGATGCACGACCAGATGGGCACCGGCCGGGACAGAGTAGCGTTTGGCCAGATTAGTGTTGCTGCCGATACGTCAGAATACGACCTATCTACACTCCTGGAATACACGCCCTATCGCATCCTGGGTGTGTATCGTTACATAGCGCCATATAATTACCCGCTGCAGATCGTGTCTGACCCTTTGCCACAAATAGCACAATATCCCATGCAAGTGCTACCATTTCCTCCGGTGTTAATCGTCACCAAGCCAGGCCAGGGGCCTACACTGGCGATATATCCACATCCTGATATGACGGTCAACATCGTCTATCGCTGGCGGTATCCTGTGCTGGTAAATGACACTGATTCGATAAACATCAGTGAGATCGAACAGCAATTTGTGGCATTGACGGTTGCTATCTATAACTTGACCAAACAGGAACGTGATGCCAGCGCGCTGTATCAGCAACGCGAGCTTCTGGCGCAAAAGTGGCCTCCACCAGTGCAGAGCATTGGCCCGCAGCATACCGGGACAACTGCGCATCGGCGTTATTTTATGCCGCCTTATTACGACCCGATTAAATACGGCGGCGGCGGCGGTGGTGGTGGGTCATTCTGGGTGCCATGATGAAGATAAGCAAGCTGGAAAGAATGCAGTCAATACCGCTTGATGAGCGGCTTTCCCGCTGGGCGCGGCAGATAGAGGAATGTCCCTTTCTAGCCGGCGCGGTTGTCGAAGCGACCCTGCAAGCTGGCGTCCCAAAGGCTACTACACATACTCTGCCAAATAAGCCTCAGGGTGCGATTGTGTTGTCTGTCAATACTCCAGCCAGCGTGGCTGTAACTGATATTGGAGACAGGACGATCACTCTTACCGCCAGCGCCGACTGCAAGGTCAAGTTGTGGGTTTGGTGAGATGCCACTCGGTCGTCAAATAGTAACACTGCCTGCGCTGGGCTCGTTGGATGGCAGCCTGGACGCAAGGCTGCTCCGGGATACAAAATACAACTATCTCAAGAATCTTCTGCCTGACGTTGAAATCGGAGCGTTTCATCCGCTCCCGGGGCCGTCAACTCTGTTGTCCGCGCCGGGGGCTACATGGCAGAATATTTACGGTGTATACCCCGCGCCAGGCGGCGGCCTGCTAATCCTGGCGCGAAAAACCAACGAATATCCTGGCGTCTATTACTACGACGGTTCGACTTTTACGCTCCGCGGCCGATTCGGCCCGGCTAGCTACAAGAATCTGCTGACCGACAAGAAGTTTCCGAACTGTCGTTTCTTCCAAGCCGTGGCGGCGAATGAAGCCATAATTGCGCTCAACAGCCAGACAACGACTATAACGTTTGAGGGGACATCTGGAGTTTACGGCACGCTAGAGCGTTGGAAGGACAAACAGCGGACACATAACGTCCTGCTACAAACTGCTGTGCATTATCCTGTTCTCGTTGCAGAGCAAGGTGGTGCGTGTATTTTCTTCGCTCGGGCTAGCTCCGCATATGTGCCCTATACTTTAAGCGGAGAATGGAGATTAGGGAATGATCTGTCAGTATTAACATCAGTCCCAACTCTAGCTACCGGCGCATACGAGCACGATGCGTGCGCTTACTACACTAATTTCTCAGGTTCTCAGGTAGAAGCGATATACGTTGCTGTGGCATTTGCGAACTCAATTAGTGTCGTTGCATACAACCGGGGTAACATGCTGGCCAGTGCGTCCATTAATGCTCTAGTGAACCCCTATGCGATCTCGGTCAACGCATTCTACTCGCCAGGGATGGGTGCTGATCTCGTTGTTGTTGCTTACGTCGAAACTACAGCGACAAACATCGTAAAGTGGCGTGTCTACTCTGCTGACCTGTCCACGGTGCACGCCAGTGGTAGCTATACCCTCAACGCATCAGATGGCGACATCGACCGCACGGCGGCGGGGACATCCAGAGAGAATAACTACACGATATATGCGTCACAGCTTGATTCAGCGAAAACATCTATTATCAGTGCGACACCCCCATCGCTTAAACAGCTGTCTGGTTGGCTGCTTGCATCGCATCCATACGATCCTGGAGATTACAACCCCCGGATTGTTCTAGGCCAACCTGGGGATATTGATAGCGGCGCGATTGGCACAACAGCGATTTTTGCCTCTTGCAGCGATAACCCCGCGGTCCTGGAGGCGGTGCTGTCTCCTGGCGGCGGTGATGTGGGGAGAGTGACAAACCCATACTGTCGCCAACACATATCGGTTGTGGATGGCGTTGCCTATGTTCCCATTACGGAATATGACCAATTTGTTGATTCGAGCAACAGCATATCCCGCGCGGTTGTAGCGTCAATTGACCATGAAACCCCTGTCCCCGGCCTGGCGCTGCCGAACGTAACGCTGCTTGGCAGCGGAAAGCTCTGGGGCATTGACCAGACCGGCGTCAGACCGGTATTGATTGATGATGTGCCAATCATTACTGCAATCGGTTATACAGCCAGCGCGAGCGGTAAATACCAATCGAGCAAGCAATACGGCTTTGCTTTTGTGTTTGCCTATGCCGACAAGGACGGCAATATTGTCCGTAGTCCGCCTACCTTCAGAACCGCATCAACCCTCGCCGCCGGACCTTACAAAGTGACGATTACCTACTACCCGCCAGTTGACTCCCGCTGCTGGTTGGAAATATACCGCACAGAGGCCAACGGCAGTCTTTATTACTACGCTGGCCGGAGCACAACCGGCAGCTGGGAAGATTACGGCGTAGACGATACAGACCTCATCAAACATGAGCTGCTTTATACGTCTGGCGGTGAGGTCATGCATGCCGTTAACTTCCCTGTTACTGCCCTGGCCGTGAATAACGACCGCCTATTCCTGCTCAGCAGCAAGGATGACCGGCTCTTTGTGTCGGCTCCGTTTGAACCAAGTTATGCGCCAGTAATATCGGACGAACTGTCTGTTTATCTTGGCGAGAGCAAAGCAATCGGGGCCTCGCAGCAACAGATCGTTGTTGGAATGTCAGACCGATGTGTTATCATGCCGGCTGAGAGCCTACCGACGAAATATGGCCAAGGGATGTTCTACGCCCCGGTTACCGTGCTCCGTTCCGGTGTGGCCGATGGGCAATCAATCTGCAATGTCGGAATGTCCGAATTTGGTGTGTACGCAGTGGACGGCATCTACATAGTCGCCGGGACGCAATCGCAACGTATTAGCGATCAGCTTTGGCCAAACCAGCATCCGACAGCTGGCATCCCGATTGGTATCACTTTCGATTCAGCGCGGCAGCGCCTAATCGCTACCGACGCCAACGGTAAGCTCTACATCTATTGTCTGCGGACCCAGAGCTGGACCCAATATATTCCTTCTGCTGTTGAGACAGACAGCTGGCACACGGTGTCAGTTATAGATGGCAAGATTTACGCGGTAAAGGCAGCCGCTCCACCGACCAACAGCAAGGAGTTACTTAAGTTTGATTGGTCATCCTCTACTTCTTCATCCGACAAAGCCACGATAATAAAAACTCCTTGGCTGCACCTGGCAGGCCTTGCAGGATACCATCGCCTCTGGGAGATTGTGCTATTGCTTGAAACTGATTCCAACCTGGGCATTACTGTTGAGCTGCAATACGACTACAACAATGATCTTTATAAAACCAGCTATATCATCCAAGCCACAAGCAGCAAACGCCGGTATCGAATCATACCTACACGCCAGCTTTGTGAGGCTGTGCGGATTTCTGTGGCTGCGTCCCCTGCTGGGACGGTGGCATGGAAATTCTGTGGCGTAGAGCTTTTAGTCGGAATCGAACCGGCTCATCTGAAACGATGGAGTCGGCCCAGAGGATAGGAGGATACAATGGGTATTGGAGAATTCCTTTTCGGGTATCAAGCACCGACGTTCGACCTCAACCAGGCATACAGCAGAGTGCTTGGCGACAATCGGCTTAACTCCTGGGGTATCACCGGCCAGATGTATGGTGAGGACGCCATGCAGGCCGCTCTTGGCCTTCGGGGCCGAACAGGCAGCGCCCTGGACATGCTCGAAAAAGCCGCCCGGGGCGAGGCTCCGTCTGTGGCAGAAAGCCTGCTTATGCGCGGCACAGAACGCGCCAGAGCGGGCGCGCAATCGATGCTCGCAGGGATGCGCGGCGTGAACCCGCTGACTGCGTATCGTATTGCACAACAGCAGCAGGCGCAGCTCGGCGGCCAGGCGGCGCAGGAAGCGGCTGCGCTACGTGCACAGGAAATGGCGCAAGCACGGGCCCAATACATGCAGGGGCTGCTTGGGACCCGCGGGCTGGAGTCAGAGCTTGCCGCCAGGTTTATGGCGATGGGATTGTCGGCCGACCAGGCCGCTGCGCAAGCTAGGCTAGCGCTGGAACAGTTAGCTGTCCAGCAGCAGTTGGGCAAACAGCATCCTGGTTTTCTGGGTGGTCTGTTAAACACAGCTGGCACAGTGGCAACGCTAGGATTGCTGGCTTAAAATGGAGATGTGGAAATGGATGATTTTCTATTTCTGGAAGCCCAGCCACAACCCCAGTCGAGGCTTTTGAGTGCGCCCCCCAAAGAGCAGGCGGCAGAGGAAGCCGCGCGGGCTCAGCTCCAGGCTCCAGCGCCTCTACCTCCGCCTGCGCCAGAGCCACAGCAACCTGTTGTTCCATTTCGCGTGCCACTCCTGTCAGGTCAGATGGCTGCTCCGCTTGTGCGGGCCTATGAATCGATGCAGTCTGCGGTCAAGCAACAGGGGCAGGCTCAGGCAGAGGCCGCAGAGCGCCAGGCTGCTGCCGTGCGCCAGTTAATGCCCGAGATATTGCAATCTACAGAGCGATTTCAGCAGTTAATGACCCGCGCGGACGAGCTGGCCGAAGAAAAAATGCGCCAGATGGAAGAGGCGCGCCAGCGAGTGCGTGAATACAGGGTAGACCCAAATAGGCTAATGAAAACTCCCGGGAACCGCATTCTGTCCGCGGTCGCGATTGCACTTAGTGGCATTGGTAACACGCTGTCACGCCAGCCGGGGGCGCCGAACCAGGCCTACGAAATCATCCAGCGCGCAATCGACCGTGATGTGCAGGAGCAGCTGTTCGAGCTGCAAAAGCGCAAAGAGGACCTGAACGACATACAGCAGGAATACCGGAATGTAATGGACATGTATGCGAACAAAGGCCAGAAAATGCTGGCACTGCGGTCGCTGATGCTGGACAACGCTGCCCAACAGCTAAAGCTAGCTGCGCTGGATGCTCAGGCCCCGCAGGCCAAAGCAAATGCCGAAGCGCTGGCTGCGCAAATTGAGCTAGACCGCGCAAAGATTGACCAGCAACTCAAGCAGCAGGCCCAGGCCGCAAATATGCAGACTCTGCTGGCAATCGAGAAAGCCCGCGGGGAAGCCTCACAAAAACAAGCTGAGATGAAACAACCCCTAGGAGAATTCCAACCGACCGAAGCTACACTTGCATTACAACCGCGCCAGAAAATGGCGGCCAAAATGACTTACAATCGATACCAGGATGCACTTAAAATGGTCGAGAAATTGAAGAGCATGCGCGAAAAATATGGTAGCGAAACGCTGCCCGGTGAGACAAAGACAAAAATGATGATATTAGGAAAAATTCTAAGAGATAAGCTAAAGAGCCTAGGCCTGTCGGAAGTGGCCGACACAATAGACCCAACTAGTTTTGGTTTCGTTCAAAAACAACTCGATGAGTTAGCAAAGGTAATCCGCGACCAGATGATTGATGAAATGTCTATATATGGGTACACACAGTAATGCCGCAATTAATTCACAAACGCACCGGCCGGCCGGTAGAAGTCAGCATGCAGCAGCTTGAAGAAGCGCTGCGCAGCAGAGAATATCAGGCACCTGAAAATGCTACTATTGATATCTACGATCCAGATATCAACAAAGTGCGGCAAGTGCCGCTCAAAGACTATCTCCATTATCGCTCACTTGGTTACGTTCCGCCGACCGAAGAACAGCGAAAAAGAGCGGCATTAGAAGAAAAATACGACCAACCCTTGGTCGCCGGCATCGCTGGCGCTGCCCGAGGGTTAACGTTTGGTCTTTCGGACCTCGCGCTTACTAAGCTCGGTCTCGTTGACCCCGAGACGCTTAAGAATCTCCTGGAATTTAACCCGACCGCATCGGCAGTTGGTGAGTATGGCGCCATTGTTGCGACCACATTGTTAAGCGGTGGCGCGGCCGGTGCGGCTAAAGGGGCGGGAAGCCTCCTTGCCCGCGGCGCAGCCACAATGCCCCGGCTGGTATCCCAGGCCGGTGAAGCCGCAGCGAAAATGATACTGGGCGGTGCTGCAAAGTCAAGCATCGGTGCTGCGCGCCGTATTGCAGCGTCTGTCGCCCAGGGCGCAGTCGAAGGCGCGGCTTATGGCGTTGGCCATGCTGTCTCGGAAACCGCGTTAGGCAATCTCGATGGTTCTATCGACTCGATCCTGGCCGAGGCAGGTATGGGAGCACTGTTGGGCGGAGGTCTGACGGGTGCCCTTACTTCCGCTGGTGTCATAGCCAGCAAAGCCGGGCGGTTTACGATTGATCAGGCGAAAAAATTAATCGAGCATGTCGCCCCAAATATATCCACCCAGGCCCAGGAGTTGGCAGCCAGGAAGCTATATACCCAGGTTGCCGGATCCCTAACAGGCGGCAAAAGGCAGCTCGGGTATCTGTTGGAACGCCCTGGGGCGCTGGAAGATGTCGCTGTTACTGCATCAGAAGTCGGCGACCTGGCAACACAGTTAGCAAAGGCAGCCGACAAAGTAGAAGAGATGAGCGATATCGCCCGCATGTTTGGCGCGAAGGCTGGGAAAGCAAACGCCCTGGCTGAAAAGATATCCCTTGAGACAGACACCGCTGTTGTGCGGGATGCCGCGCAGGATACGTTAGCCAAAACTAGAGAGATGCTTGATGCTATAGCCGCAGAGCCACATCGGCCAGGAGTTGTGCAGGGCTTACAGAAGATACTTAAAGAAACTGAAACGCGCATCGAAAGTAGCATAAAGTCAAAAACCGCAAACAAAGATATATTTCTGGCGCTGGATGATTTCAAACGCTCGGTCGGCGCTTATGCTGATAATATGAATAGACTGGTGAATATGGCATCCGATCCAGCAACACAGCAGGCTGCGGAAAATACACGTCGATATCTGATTTCACTTTACGAAAACAACCTTAGACCGCTGCTGGAGAACGAGGCTATATTTGGTAAAGCCGCGGCGACAGCGCAACGGGAAATTAACGCCGCCTGGCACGATCTGCTTGAGAGCACTGTAGGAGTTCAGGTCAGGCCGTTCTTTAAACGTGCCGGAGTTACGGAGTGGGAAGAACAACTGGCCGGCGCAAAGTATTTCAAGCGCGAGGCCGATCCGAAGGCCTTCGAGGGTTACATCCAATCGCTTGGCGACACAGCCCGAAGCCCGCTGGAAGAGCGATATTGGTTCGACCGTCTCCAGAAAACAGAAACATTGCTGGACCGCATCTCGAAGCACACTGGAAGCGAAGAAGCACTGAAAGCAGCGTCTGAATTCAGGGGTGTGCGCAGAGAGTTTGAATCAGTGCACCAGCGCGCCAGGGAAATAATGGAAGCGAAATCGGCTCTGCGGCAACTCGACGAAGGAGCCAAGGCCATTATGCCCGCTGTCGGCACCTCAACCCTCGTCGGCTGGGTTGCTGGCGGCGCACCAGGTGCGGTGATTGGTGGTGTGCTATCGGCTCTTGTCAATCCTGCCAGCACAATTCGGGTGCTCGCTGGCATCAAGCGGCTTGCAGGGAATGTGGGCGGTGAAGCGTTCTCGGCGATACGGCAATTAATCGGGCGGGGCACTAACAGGGTCATTCGTGCCACAGTGCCGGTGTTTACGCTGGAACAGCTCAAGCAGGACAAGGAACGCTTCGGGCGGCTCGCGGCCGACCCGGCATCCCTGGCCGCACAGGTCCCTGGCCACGAAGATTATCCTATTCTCTCCCAGCTTGCAGCGCAGCGCGCCACGGCAGCCGTGCAGATATTAACAGAAGCGATGCCCAAGCAGGGTGGAGGCCGCAAGAACATCCCTGATGCGGAGCTGCGGAAATATGCCCTTGTCCGGCAAGCGGTGCTGGAACCAAAGAAGGTGTTGCAGAGAATAAAAGCCGGCATTGTTACCAAAGAGGAAATAGACACAATTCGCCATGTCTATCCTGGCCTCTATGCCACACTGCGGGACAATCTGGTCGATGCCCTCGCCGAAGCGGGAGATAAAGTGCCATACGCCAAGCGTGTGCGGTTGTCTTACGTGTTTGGCTTTGCAGCCACGCCAGAAATGCAACCCGAGAATCTGGCGATCATACAGAAAGCGGTTGCAACGCTATTCCCTGCCCCAGCACAGGGAACGGCAACCGGCATGCCCAAGTTAACCCCGGCCCAGCGGCAGAAGTCGCTCAGGGCTAGTATGAGTAGAACCCAAAGATTAGAGGAGGTTGTAGCATGACACGGAAGCGACTCTATGTAGCACTGGCGGTAACCCTACTGGCTATCGGCGGCATCGCACTGGCGCAGTCGGCAGTGCAGAACAAAAGCGCTGCGGCATTAGCTGGCTCGCCTATCGCCGACAGCGACACTACGCAGGTCGTAGCGCTTGGCTCCAGCTCGGCGCAGTATACACTGCCATCTCCTGGCGGAGCATACATCGTGTGCAGCGAGGGCAACAGTGCGTATATTCTCTGCGGCAGCAATCCTACGGCAACAACTTCAGTCGGCGGCTATGCCTTCGTTGTGTCTGGTTGTCTGCCGGTGCCTGTGCGACTTACCGGGCCAAAGTGCGCCTACATCGCACCGACTGCAACTGGAGTGCTGCAATTTATACGGGTAACTAACCCGTAACGGAGGCTTACATATGTCTCTAACCAGACGCATACCCGGTTGGGTGTGGCTACTGGTTCTCTGCGGTGTGTTTGCCCCGCAGGACCAGACGGGCGCCGGCGGCTGGCTCGACAAAGGCCGTCTCGTCCGCTCCTATCCCTTTACGCATTCAGGCGAGACGATGGCGATGCTGACGGTGCCGGGACAACCGCGGCTTGTCGTATTCTTCGATCAAGCTGTAGGCGCGACTTACACTGCCGAGGTCGGCACGGGGCCGCATGCTCCTTATGTTTTTACGGTCAATGGCTCGCCGGTGCGAGTAAATGATGGCACATATCCTAACGGCCTCAGCGGGACGATGGGATATGCCTGGAAGTTTAACGGGACTTCGGATTACCTTAGCCTGTCCGACAGCGCCAGTGGGGATGATTTCGACCCGAGCGGGGATTTTTCGGTGGTGTGCGCGGTAAATGGAACGACTGGGGATCAATTCACTGGGATTTTTTCAAAATGGAAAGAACCTACCAATCAGCGCACTTGGATGCTTTATCGCGGTGGTAATTTAAATTTTTACTTCTATGTATCCAAAGATGGAATAACTCAAACAGCTATATACAGATCTGGGTGTGCTAGTGGGCAAATTGGTTTTGCTACTGGTTCGTATCATTATATAAGCGATGGAAACTCGATTATGCAGTTATGCGCCAACGCGAACAACTGCTATTCAATAAGCAACGCTCCGGGTCCTCCATTTAACTCTTCTACGAGTATAAATGTTGGGATGTATGATAGTAGTATCTATAGATATTTTTCCGGCCAAATTCTCTTCTGTGCATATTACGACGGGATTTTTATTACACAAGCACAGCATGAAAAAATGCACGCCATGTTCCGCGGCATGATTGACAGCGCCGCGCAAAACACTGTTTCGACTTATTGCTCTACTTGCTCTGCGATTATGCTTGCTCCGCCTTATAGCGGTGTTCAGCCGTTTTTGATGCAGCTTCCGAGCTACACGAATATGGTTGGTTCGCCGGCGAGCGGGAGTGGCGGACTCTATGGTGCGTCGGCGATTACGAATCTAGTCCCTTACTCTACATTTGAGAGCTGGGCTTCTGGCGTCCCGACCGGCTGGACCGAGACTGTTACATCGACTGGCGATTGCGCGCAGACTACAGACCACATGGCAGTCGGGGCCTCGTCGGCTCTCTGCACGCTGGCCGATGCTGACGACGCAGTCAGTCTAACGACTGGCTGCCTGACGGTTAGTGCAAGCACGTTATACGAGCTGTCTGTCTGGGCAAAACTCATCTCGGGCACGGGCAAAGTCGATATTGACCTGCTCGAATACTCTGATACTGGCTGCGCGACTCTGACTACTACTACCAGCGTAGTTAATGACGCTGTGCCCGGCTTGATCTGGACTCGCCTTGGTGGCACGCAGAACATTGCCGGCACGATCACAACGCAGGCATCGACGCAGAGGGCGCAATTTCGCATTGCTCTCCCTGCCGGCGCAGCGCAGAGCGTAGCAATAGACGCGGCGATGATGCGGGCGGTAGGTAATTATCCCAAAGTCGATGCTTTCTGCGGTGCCAATGCGGCGGGGAGCGCAGCGTGCTCGCCAACAATTATATCTACTGCTTCGCCATTCAGTGCCAACGGAGCAACGACAGCTACTTTTAATTTCCGCATACCGTATAGTGGGAGCGAAATTGCAGAAAGAAAACTATTTTTTACAAATGGTGGTTATGGTTCTGCAAATTCGTTTGTGGTATTTATACGTGAGCTAGATAAAAAACCACAGGTCTGTCTTTTCGACAATGCCCTTGGCACTAGATGCACTAACCTTACTAATCCAATTCCTAGCGCCAACACAGATTACCAAACTGGGTTTTATTCGTCTGGAAATAATGATGTCGCGTGTTATTGGAACGGTGCTTGGAATAATCAGGCAGCAGGCAGTGGAACAGGCAAATTAAGTGCAGCACAATCTTATCTTTATTTCGTCAATCCAGGGACCTCTTTTGCCTATGATATCTGGCTCAATTCTTTCCGTGTCTACCGTGGGGTGCTAAGATGAAGCGTGCAATCACAGCAGCAATAATAGGAGTGCTTGCGGCGGGCGGTGTAATCCTTGGCGTCCTTGGCGGCGGCGAGACGCCGGTGGGAAAGCCAGCCACGAAAATCGAGATGAAAATGTATGTTTTGCCGACCTGCCCCGATGCCGACTCGACAGACGTGGTGCAATGTCCCGGTGGGATAAGGCCGTCGCCATCCGGCCGGTGCTTGTGCTTTGCTCCCGCAGACTCAGCGCCCACTGGGGCGATTGATCCTACTACAGCGCCGGCTAGCCAGAAGAAAAAATTGCTCCAGTGCACGTCCGGCACTGGCCAGCATCAGCACACAATTACTCGCTGGGCGCCTGCAAATGCTGTTGTCCCGGCGCAGTGCGTAGACCTGACTGGCGATATCCTGGAACCGGTAACCGGCTCGATGGGCGCAGGTGTAGAGACAGAATTTGACGCCGCAATGCGCGCCAGGTGCGCGCCCTATCCTGTCTATCCTGGCGACCACGGGCATTGCCCCGAATGCGTCGCCTGGCCTGGCGGATGTCCTCCGTGCCGGGAAATCGCAACGCTCTACGGCCGGGATTGGCAGGGCCACGAAGGAGAGTGCCCGAAGTGACGACGCGCGTAACAGTCTGCCCCCGATGCGGGGCGCTTGTGGCGGTGCAGGTAGGAGAGCAAGGGCAATGCTCTATCTGCCGCTGCGTTATCCCATCTGACATAGCGCGAGAGATTGTTCGTTGCCGTTGCGGCGCGGCTCACGAAAAGGGCAAACGGTGTTGGCAGTGTGGGTATCTGGAGGGCTTGGACGATGTCGGCGAATGAGCTAACTAAATGGGCAGATGTGATACTGGAAATACAATCCCGCGTCGGGCAGATTGATGGGCGCATCCTGGGCATAGAGCGCAACGTCGAAAAGCTGAGTACTCACGTCGAGAAACTAACCGAAGCCGTGCTGTCGAGAATGACTCCTGACCGTTGCGCACATTTGCATCTGGACTTGGAACAAAGGCTACATACACAAATCGCAAAATCGTGCACACAGGTCGAAAACGCTATTACGGGCCGTGCAAGTCTTGTTGCCCGTGTGATCAGGGATGTGCTGGTTGTAGTTGCAACACTAAGCGGTCTTAGCGGTCTCGCCGCCGCGCTGGGTTTACTAAAATAACTCAAGCGCCAGATTAGTGGATTGCACCAGCGTGCAATTACAGCGTAATTATCTTCCGATTAATACCCCGGCTGTAAAAGCACCAGCCGCAACCACGGCAACAATTACCGCACCGATTGCCAGGACCGTCCCCGGCTGCCATCCCTGCGCTGGAGGCTGTGTTATCTCTGCCAGCATTCGACGGCAGTCGGCCTCGCTCTGGGCGATAGCATACATGCGCTCGGCAGCTTGGCGGGTAATTCGCAGCTCGCCGGTAGGGCAAACCTCGCCGGTGCAGGGCGTAACGGCGATCTCTTTAGTGTCGTCACTCCTTGCGTTTTGTGTCCAGAGCAGACCAGACAGTAAGCAACCCACGCAAAGCAGCAGCCAGGCCCTCATTGCTCATTCCTCCAGCATCCCGCGCTGCCAACAAGCGGGATATCTCGCACTGCCGCGCCAGCTCTTTGGCCCTGTGCTGGCGTAGCTGGTGTTGATTGCGCAGCAGCACGATAGATAGCACGATGCAGATAACGAGCAGGACAGCGATAATTGCAAAAGGCAGCCAGTTCATATGTTTCTCTGCAAATTGGTGCGCGTGCGCCAGCTAAGTTGGTTCTGCTGTTTTGGCTTCTTTGTATTTGTCCAGCATCGCTGCCGCTGCGCGGAATTCCCGTGTCAGGGCTTTGCGCGCTTCATTCAGATCAAACGCAGTGATCTTCTTTTCTGTTTTCAGACGCTTGCCTAAAATACCCAGAACGCTTGCACCCATTTCGATTCCATCTAGCACGCCCAATAAATATGCGTTGTTTTTATTCATTTTTTCTCCACCGGCAACACATGTTTGCCAACCAGCCCCCATGCTCCAGCGGCTGCAAGGCCAGCCTGGACCCCTGCCCAGATAGCAGCCAGCCACTTTGACGGCTCGGCAACCAAGGCGGTAGCACCGGTCCCCAGCACCGCGAGGGCTACGGCTAGCAGAGGCAATGCCTTAGTTGGGACAGATGGCCAGAGGAACACGCGCAGCGCCCAGACCAGTAGCATAATGCCTGCACCGATTGCGATGCCCCATTGGCCCCCTGCGATAGCATCGACGAGCTGCGAACCCGCGGCCGTAGGGTCAATGTCGCCTCCTGGAGGTGTCTGCGCTAAAGCGACGATAGCTGGCACGGCTAGCGCCCAGCAAAAAAAGGCACCCAGGATTAGTTTGCGTCCGCTCATTTCTTCCTCCTTACTTTTTCGGGCAGCTTCTTGTGCTGCTTTTTCGTCTCTTTTTCCCAGTGCTCGACCGTCGAAGGGAGAATTTCTCCCCGTTCGGCCATCGCATAAAATAATCGCTTTTGGGCTTTGCTCTTAAAAGGCAAGGATCACCTCCTGGTTTGTTTGAGATACCAA